TGATCCCACAGTGGTGGACACCATATTGTATGAGAGGTTTGAAAATGAAAATGTCGTCCTCGAGGACAGTGAAGTTTATCATCCAGAAACTGGTTTCACTATGGGTTCTTTAATTGATGAGGAGCAGCAGGAAGCGGTCCCACTTGAAGCAATAACGTCTACAGAGATCGATGCCAGTAAGTGTAAATTGGTCAATACGTATCATGGTCATAGCCCAGTCTCGTGTGAAGAGACTTTTATTTTCAATCCAGCACGCGTCAAAGGTTCCGACAAGATCAATATGCTTGAACGCCATACCAATCCTACCGTGATAACAGCTAAGGATATGTCCAGCGCTAGGAAAATTATACGGTTGTTATTTGATAGGGTTATCGATGCTAAAAGGTTCAATGCATTGATCGGTGAAGACCTTTCTGCTATGAGACGTCAATCACGTGATCAAGTGATCAAGATGACTGAGGCTGAACAGAGGGCAAAGAGTGACACTGTGTCGTTTGCCTTTGCCAAGAATGAACCTTCTAAGAAGGTTATGACTATTGGCAAGGGCCTAAAGATCCTGAGTGTCACGGCCATGAATGCTACCCAATTGGCATTGTTTGGTGACTGTTCTAATGTCCTTACTCATGCTTGGAGCAGGAGTCTCAGACCTGGCATCATCACACCTGTTGGATTTACCAAACCTGAAGTGGCTCGGGTGTTGGGCAGTATGGGAGAGACCTACGAGCTTGATATAGACAAGCAGGATTCTTCGCACTCAGCAGTTCACGTTGCCGTGTTTGTAAGGCTGGTTGAGATGGTAGCCAAACGACAAGGTATGGCAGACCTCGCTGAAGAGATAAGGTGTTGGCGAACCATTGGGGACATGGAAGGTAACCTCAGGATTGAGATGGGATCCGGTCTTGGTTCAGGAGATGCGTGGACGCTGATAGCCAATATGATAATGGCGTTTTCCATGCTCATATCAAGGTATGAGATCCCATATGGCATTAGGATGCTTCAGGTCGGTGATGACATCACATGTGATCGGAAGCTGAGGAAACGTAAAGATGTCATATATGGAAGCGACCATGTTGGCTTGAAGGAGTTGGTGGTTACAACCCATTCTGGAAGGCCAAGTTTCACTAGTAATGTCAGCATCAATAGTGAAGTCAGCATAGCAGCCCGTATAAGAGGCATCATCAAGATGGCCTATTCTAGGAGAACACGCACACAGCATATAGCGTACGGTGTTGAGTGCAAGCAACTTAATGGTGTTACCGCAGTCCTTGGATTGCCAGCACACGCAAAGGCGTACGCGGACATCTTCAACGCGGATCCTATGGGTGTAGAATACATCATAAATAGAGCATGCACGTTGGCAGCTATGCACTATGATGACCTGCCTGAATCGCTCAAGTCACCTGGCCATGAGAGCAAGTGCACGTTACATAGCAAGGATGGTGGGTGTCTGGGGTATGCATTGGCCTTTTGTGTTGGTAACAATGTTCAGGCTGTTAATGCTATGAGCACTTACAATTATCCAGCCACCATGAACCAAAGCGTTGAGGCATGTAGGAAGAATAAGGTTGATTACACTATCATGCAGGGCCAATGGAGTAATCGTTCTTCACCAGAATTGGTGATCAATGATTACTTGACACGTGCCAAATCCTCACCCATGATGTATCTATTCAGCAACCACGCTGTATCAGTTACTAGTGAGAGTTCTGAGATTGTCACTTTTAGTGGCACTGTAAGGTATAAAGTCGATCTCATGTCTGAGGAGGTTACAGAGATAGATTACTTCTAGTGAATCATCTCACGTTGGGTCAATGTGAAGAAAATAGCATTGAAATAACCACCTAATCGGTTATTACGTACCTGATAGGCAGGCAAATCATATAAACAAATTGAGAAGTATGTGTGATCCCAAAGCGCACGTAGGTCCAAAAAGCAATTGCCATCATTGATGGTGATCACTCATATTGTACCATTAAGACCTGGTGGTTTTAGCTTAGTCTCATTCGAGGCGAGATCAGTCAAATGTAGCAACACTTAATGTAGTGCTCTGCGAGGTCTCCTGTGTGGGAGTCGTGATGTACAACACTACACGATAATGGGCCCGTGACCCATTCACAGCATGATCAGGCGTTAAGTGTATCTGACTTAATGGCCAGACAGTATTAAAGCGCTGATCGGTCGATAATTCGGCTTAAGGTATATCGGTTGCAGTGTTACAACAACGCTGTTATGGTGGTGGGTTTAGCATTACCCATACAAAAATGCGATGCATGTGTATATTATAAACGAACTCTACCTACCATAGCCATGACTACTCAATTGTTCTTTGAAGAAGGGGGTGCACCGTTAGTGGAGCAGTTCCTTATCAAGATAAGTGGTAAATCTGCTGGTGACCGTGAGGTCATACACAATGAGAAGGTCACTGAAGCCGTTGGCTTCACCAAACCCAGAATGTGGGACCCTTCACAACACACCAAGATCCAAGAAGCGGCTATAAACCGCTCATTGGTAATCTGGAAGAGGGATCCAAAGTACAGCTTCATTCCGGGTCCTGGTGTTGTCGGTAAAAGTGTGACACTTCACGTGTGTTGGGTTCCGCCAGGACACAAGGCACCAGCTACAGAAGCCGAGTTTGGATGTATGCCTGGGTACCAGGTTGAGACCTTCGGTGGTCTCAGCGACCCAAACTTCAATAGGGGCTGGATGGATGTACCCTTTTCAACAGCGAGACAC